CTGAGAACTCGCTATTGCTCGACCAGAATCAATGCCTCTACCGTGGTCATAACCTCTGACAAACTCACCTCTTAAATCTGGCACGTTGAAAGTGGTGCTTCCATTCCCTGCGCCGTAAGTCGTACCAATAACAGCAAATAAAGCAGCATAAGTTGTCCTGCTTACAGCCGTACCCGAACATTCAAGATAATCAGAAGGAACAGTCGCTACTGCTAAACAAAAAACTGCCCCCGGAGGAACACCCTGAACAGTTGTGAATGAGAGAGTTCCCGATCCATTTGTTTTTAACATCTGTCCATCCGAACCATCAGCCGACGGGAGAGTAAAAGTAACATTTGAAGCAATCGTGGCAGCAGCTTGTAAAGCGACCCAATTACTACTATCTGAATCAGCAAGTCTTAAATCACCTCTAGCTTGAACAGTTAAACCACTACTATCTACAAATGCTCGTTCTGTTCCAGCAGTTGACAACCCAATCGTGTTTGCACTTTTTCTAAATAGGCCCGTATCTGCATCCCCGTCAAAGGCTATGGCAGGAGTGCTAGCTCCTGAAGCGTCATCAGCTAATAAAGCACCTGTCATGGTGCCGCCTGATTTTGGTAGCAAACCTAAATTATCTTCTCCTACATCTCCTATAACTCTGAAATTTGAACCATCGTAAATTCTTAAAGTATCATCGCTTGATTTCCCATAAAACATAAATTTTACAGGGTTTGAAGGATCTGAACCACCGCTATTACTTGTTTTTATTGCATCAAGAATATTAATAATGTCTTGTCGAACAACATTACCAGCAGCATTCTCTACGTTGTAGTTTGTTACCTGAGACACTGATTTTCTACAGTTTCAGCCATTCTATACCCCTTTGCCAAAACCTACAGCTTGATAGCTGAAATTTCTATTTAAGCTTGACCCTCCGTTCTTGAAATGAACAGTAAAACCTGTGCCCGAAACATTCGATAATTCAAAGAAATCTCCCGACTGCATCCCTTGAGCAGTTATTCCAATCGAAGGTAAATAAGCATTGGTTCCACCTAAGCTTGCTGTTCCAGTAAAGAAGGGTTTGGTGAAAGTTACGTTCTTTGCTCCTGATCCAGATGCGATTGTTGTTGTACTTTGTTCAGTCCTAGATTGCAAGATTGCGCTATACCCTAACTGTTGAACATTTACATTTTGGTTTGTATTTAGTGATGAAAGATTAGCTTTAAATTGAAAAGACCTTGCTTTAAATTCTCCATTAGCAAAAACATTAAAATCTCCATAATTAGAACCATCTGTACTTGTTTTTACATAAACTTGGCAATCAGTATCATTAGCTGGGTCTCCATCCCAATTAGCAACATTGTCAACATTGGCCCAAGAGTCAATATTGTTTCCAATTAAAACACCTAAACTTTGAATATGTCTTTTTAATGTCAACGTAAAAACAGCACCTAAATCTAAGGTTTCTGCAAACTGATACGTTCCTGTCAGATTTGCCGAAGGATCTGTTAGTTGTAAAGCTCCACCTGTATAAGAAACATTTGTTTTTGTTCCACTAAAGGGAGATCCTAATAAATCTTCTCGTTTTGTTAAAACTGCTAATTGCTGTCCTACGTCTGGAATATCAATAATGACACTTGTTTCTCCAGATGAAAATCTTCCACCATCATCTTGGAATTTTAGAATGTATTCACCGTCTAATGCTGGAACAACCGCTTCAGAAGTGTTACCAGCTAAAGCATTAACAAGATCGACTGAACCTGCAAACGTACCAGATCCATCTGTCTTATTAGAGTGCCTAACATAAACTCTTCCTCCATGTAAAACATCAGCATCGGTTGATTTATCCCATCTCAATCTCATCAAATGATCGCCGACTGGCTCTGCTGTTAAATTCTGAACATCTGCTGGTAGGGCTGTTTTACCTTCTGCTTCAAATGATTGGCTTAAAGGTGTATTTGATACTTGTAGTGCTGCATTAAATGAAAATATTTCAAACTCGTATGTTCCTAATTCACTGTTATCTATTGTTATGTCGGGTCTAAATACAACCTGACTTTCATAATTCCCGTTTTCAAATCTATATTGAATTAAATATTGACTGACTCCAGTAACAGGAACCCAAGTAACAAATAATCTTGATATAGCAACTCCATTTCTTACAACAGTTTTTTCCTCAAAACTTACAGAAGTAGGAGGTGCGGCTGGTGCGTTTAATATCGAAACATTTCTTGCTGGTAAAGCAATTCCTTCTTCAATATTTGCATATTTATTTGGTCTATATGATAAAGCTGTAACTTTATAATTAATCCCATCAGCTTCTTCTACTGTGATTACTCTGAATTTTTGAGCTTCGATTGTATCGCTGACTAAAAACCATATTGCGTTTACATTTGGCGCTTCCGATAAAGCAGAAGACCAACTAATAACACCATCAGTAATACTTAAGACATCTCTAACTTCTACGGAATTATCAGGCATTAGAACGCTTACTTTTTTATTTGCACCCGCAAACGTATGCAAATCTTGTGTGTCATCAACAGTAATTGAAGTTGTAGTTGCAGTTTTTATCCGTCCAGAACGCCTTGCTCCACTACGAACTGGGTCGTTTATATCTATAACCGCACCGGGTCTAATTGTTACACCAGCATCAACAGACGTTGTAAAAGAAACGACCTCTGACTCGTTTTGCTCTGCAAAAAGTATTGCTTTTCCTAATCTTTGAGCTTGACCACGGCTTGTGCAAGCAAAAGCTCTTACATCTTTTTTGACAACGCCTAATTTAGTTTTTGCAGTGCTATCTTCTACGATTTCATAATCTATTTCTCTTGAATCCATATTGTAATAACTAACAGCTACGACAGAATGTCTGGTTTTAAGTGACGATCCAGAATAAGAAAATCCTTCTTCAGTTACATTTGCAAGACTGAATAAGAAACTTGCATCAGTAGGTTTATCTTGTGCAATCGTTATTGTTCCTGCACTCCAGATAGGCATACATCTCATCACTCCACATAATTCTTCAATTAAATTAAATGCTTCACTTGCAGATAAAATATTAACATTGCAGCTAAACCTTGCTTCTTCTCCTCCTTCACCATCATCAACTAATTCATTCGCAAATTTAGAAGCATCAACAAAACTAAATAAATCTAAATTACTGTCAGTAATATGATCTCCTAATCCATATCTAACGGTTGTAAGAAGATCAAGTAACACCATTGCAGGACATGAACACCACTGCGCTGCGCCCATTGTTCCATTAAATATATAACCAGCAGGGTAAATAATTCTACCTGTAGCACTATCAACAGTTGGAGTTCCAGATCCACCTGCTCCTGCACCCGGAATCCTGATTTTTACACCCCTAATTCTATACTTTCTACTTGGAATATTACTTACTATTTTACTATCAAGCTTTAATGCGGCATAAGCACTATTTGCATAAGTTTGTTTATCGTCTATTAATTCTTGCATCGACATTACATTAAAAGAGTCTTGCAAAGAAGCGTCTGTACTATCAGCAGTTATGCGTAAAACTCTTACATCAACGGGGAAAGCTCCATTGATTTCAACTCTGTAATCTTTCGAGTAAGAATCACTGGTACGACCTGTAACAGTATCAGTAAATAAAGTAGAAAAACCTCCAGAATTATATTGAATTTGTACTCTTATTTGAACGCTAGAACCTAATAAATCTCCGTTATCTTTTGCCTGTTGTAATTGAGGAAAATTAATTGTAACTCGAACAGCATCAACATTTGTATTTGTAATTGATTGAGTGACCCCACCACCTGAAACTGTGCATGGTTTAGGGAAACCAGAAATAGGACTAGAAGACTGTTGAACACCAGGAATATGAGACTGTCCACTCGTACCAAAGCGAGGAGTAAAACTTACCTCCTGAAAGTTGTAATCTGTTGCCGCAGGACTTGTCGAATCAGCACTAGGGTTAAGAACAGGAGTGTCATCTAAGTAAACATCTTTCAAAGCAGCAGTGTTATAAACTGCTGTTCCTTTTGTTCTATTTTCTTTAGATGCAGTAGCCCAACCTTCTATTTCACCTTCACTAATTAAATCTTGAATCGTTACAAATTGCCTACTGTTTAAAGTGTCAGGGGCACGGGTTGGTTTAGGAGGAGACTTTTGCCTACCACCACCAGATCCTCTTATTATTTTGCTCATGCTGTCACCTGATCAGTCGTTAAGTTCATACTAATAACTGTCGAGCCAGTCATTATTTCACCGTAAACAATCGGTAGAGTAGTTCCTGCTCTGGAAGTGTTTGGCGTTCCACCAAAGTCAAAAGAGATACGTGGATCTTGGTCGTTTTCGAATTTTTCTGGTTTAGGAACAGGAAATAGTATCTCCGAGACTCCTCCTAGAACCAAACTTGCTCCCATAGCTACTACAGATTTGGCTAACCAAGCCCCTTTTACGGCTCCAGCACTTCCCCAACCCCAAGCTGTCCCACCTAATGCTGCTCCTGCTCCACCTGTTGCCATAACTACGCCTATCATTGCTGCTCCAGCAAGGATCTTTCCTGTACCCCCTCCAGCACCAGCGATAACAGGAACAATTTTGATCTCTTCCGCTACTGGGTAATGAATTTCTTCTTCTCCTATACCCGTGCCATCTGTCAAAACTTGATAATGCTGTTTGTTCATGTGTGCCTCTAATTGAGGCCAGTTCATTAATAAAAACCTTATAGAATCTCCAACACTATTTACATGAGCCTCTAATTCACCATATCCTGTGATCTCTTTTAGATCACCATACAATTTAATTGTTTTCAACATACCGATACCTACCTCCCGTACATTTTAGCAACCATTCAGAGTATGGTTCCTGACAACTTAAGCGATCCGCTAAGTGATGTAAAACTTCCCCGTTTAAAAAGATCGCAACATGATTTAACCCCTTACCCATAATTGACATAAATAACAAATCACCGTTTTCTAATTTCTCCTCTGGCTTTAATAAACGAAAACCTGTTGCTTCTGCACAATCTTCAAACATAGGTTTTTCTAAAAACTCTTCAGGTGTAACAGGTCGCTCCCAATCCATCAAAATAATATCCTTTTCTTCTAAATACCAATCTCTAACTAAACTCCAACAATCGGTCACGCCCCAACACCACGGTCTACCCTTTAACGCTGGTCTATATCCTGTTGGTTCGTAATAGCCCCATTGTTCTGTCTTAGGATTGACAATATGCCACGGTAATCCACCTGCTTCACAGCTAACTCGGTCAGCTTCACTTGCTACTGCTGGAGTTGTTGGATGAGAATGAATAACACTAATTATTTGCCCTAAACTATCTGCTTTGACGTAATCTTCTGGATCTAAAATGAAACACTGATGAGAATAGGTTGATAAATTATGACAGGGATAATAGACTTTTTTACCTTTAATATTTAACAACAAACCAACGGATTCTTTAGGATCTTCTTCTTTAGCGTGTTCTAAAGCTTTATCTTTCCAATCCATTAAACAAACGTACCAATAGAAGGGAATAATGCTCTAGTGCATTGACGTTTAGGTAATCTGATTCCTGCTAAGTCACTAACACTTGCTAATTCAAAAGTAACAATATCTCTATTCTCAACAGATTTCCTATCTATATAATAAATCTCTCTCGGAAATTCATTGTTAGCTGGAGTACCGTAAGGATTGCTACCTCCAGAAAAATTAGCATTATCAATGAACTTAGCTAATGTTCTGATCCTTGTTACTTTGGCTCCTGTTAAATCATTACCGGCGGTTATCTCGTTGACCTCTAACATTACCGCAGTAAGTAAAGATAAGGTATTGCTAACCGTCAGTTGTGGTCTAGGAAGTTGGCCTTTTTGAAAAGCAAATCCACTTGCTTCTACTGGGTATCTTAAGTATGTATTACTTTGCCAAATAATTTCACCATTTGCATTTAGATTGCTTCCTGCATGAAAACGATAAGTCATTATCGTTTGACTACCATGTAAAGCAGAATCGAGTTCTAATTCAAATAATTCAATGATTGCTGAAGGATTAAGACCTTGCAGATCATCAATAATAGGATCTAAGCTCATGGCTCAAATACTTCCCTAAATGTTGCTGTAATTGTTGCTCTATTTAGATAAGGAATAGATTTA